GGTCAAGTATATTCTTGATTTCTTTAATTTCACCGATAAGTACGTTAAAGGAGGCTACTTCCTTTCCGTCATAGAGGGGCTTCTCAATGAGTCTATCCTCTTTCCGTCTAAGTCTGTCCTCTAAAAATTCAGAGAGCTGGTTCCATCTGGGGTCTTCCCTCAGTGTTAGGAGGTGCTCCAGCTTCTCCCTGTCCATCTGCACCTTGTTCTGCCTGTTCTTGCTGTTGATTTTGAACATTCTGTTGTTGCTGTTGTTGCTGTTGCTGTGCCCGTTGTTGCTCCTGCTGTTGTTTTTGCATCTCCTCTAATAACAATAAGGATGTCTGTTGCAACAAATCAGGTAGATTCTCAGACAACATTAAATCCCCTTCTTTTATTTTTGCCAGCCTTTCCTGTATAATTCCTTTTCTTATATCGGCTGCTACTGCTTTCTTCTCATCTACCAGTGCCTTGTCTTCATAGTTCTGGTTTTCCATTTCCATCTGCTGCTGCACCTGTTCAATCGTAGATGCTTTCTCCTGTTGTGCATCCTCAGCAACTTCTTTCTCAGATTTTATTAATCCATCTATTTCTAATCCTAACCCTGCTTTTAAAGGAACGGCAAGCTTTTCAAAATTAAATCTGTTTCTCATCTCAGGAACTTGACCAACAACCTGTATTAACTGTAACACCTGTTGTATCGTAACTTCCTTTGCCATGAAGGTATCATAGCTTTTTGCCTGACAAAGGAAATCTCCCTTAATGGACATGTCATCTGAATCTGCCATTAACCAGTAATAGATGGCAGACACATTTGAATTAACCAGACTATTGAGCGACCTTACTACACCCGTAGTTAACTTGTTCTGGTTCTCATTTAAGATCTGCATACCAGTTGCAGTCTTAGTCTGATACTGTGCCCCAGACCCCATACCTATAGGTGTCTGTCCTGATGAAAGATCCGTATTCCTTTCTACTATCCTAAGTAAATCTACTAGCCCACTTGTTACATCTGGTACTATCACTGGTTTAAAAGCATCATTAACACTTTCTCCAGTCTTCATCCTAAAGATCTTACCCGGAAAAACATCATAGAAGTCATCCTGAGTACTGTCAAAGGCATTGGGGTTTATAGCAAACATTGGCTGTGATGCCATTGTCTTTCCTTCAACGATCATTCCATATATGAAATTCACCATAGATTGATCATCACGGATAGCTTCGTATATACCACTACCCCATATACTATCTTCCTGCTCCTGCCAATAACAAAAGTCGTATGGTATCCTTCCGTCAAACGGATTAGGAATAGCCCTTAATACTTTGGAACCAAGTACAGTAATTACAACAGGCATATGGATTGGCCCATCAGCCAGCATCTTATCGGTAATCTCCATATGCGGCTCAAGATCCTCCTTACCTAAGCCCCTATGCCACAACTCCAGCACACAGAAATTCTTATTCTTATCGTAACTTGTACTCCATCTCTTTGGGGAAGTGCCCCCTATATCTGAAACTGTCTGGCCTTCACCTGTCTCAATACACCTTTCAATTAGTTCTGGATCTAAGTTTCCATTAGATGCCTGAGCCATTGTGCGTAATTCCTGAGCAGACATGTAACGCCTCTGAATTACCCAGTCTAAATCAGTTTTCCCTGTGGAGCCGGAGGAAGGGAAAATATCCCAAACAGAGATCCATTCAACATGTGGATACATTTCTGATTCCACTGCTTCCTCAATCATCTCCATTAAAGGATCTGCGTAAGCTGTCTGGTATAATGGGAAGTCAATCTTCTTTAGTACAATTGACTTGGTAACTCCCGTACCATACAGTGTCTGCTCATTGATAACCTTAGACAGGACATCCTCGTATCCTGTCATATCAAATATGTCCCTGATCTTTAACTCACAGTTCTTTGCCCTGATAGTTGCTTCATCATAAGGTGAGTCACTCTTTAATACATCAGGTGACATAAACTTTGGTCTACGTGCAGGTGAGATCTTAAATGGGATCTTTCCTTGCTGAAACGTAGAACTCATTAACTTGGTTCGTGCCTCGTGGACTTTACGCTTTGTAAGGTTCACATATATACCACGTTCCTTTGCAATCTCTACTGCCTTGGATACAGTATCAGGGAATTCACCACGCATAGCATGCCATGCTGATTCCCATATCCCTTCCTTATTTGTTCGCTCACCATCAGAAGATGCTTCTGTGTACAGCTCCTGTACCAACAACCCTAACGAATCTGGAAGTAGACCCTCTGGTGTACCCTCATCACTATCGGACGTAATATAGTTAGTACTTTCCTTTGCGTATTCAGCCATCTATGCATATCCTTTGCTTTTTCTGACCGCCCTGCTGCTTGCCTTAGGAACTCTTTTTAGTTTCAAAACCTTCTTAATCGTTGCAACACCCTTCCTTTTAGCTGTCTTTTTTGCAGAAACCTTTGGTCTATTTTTTGTTTTATCTCCTCCTATATCTCTACCCCATACATGCAAGTCGCCTGAATGCCCCTGCTTTCCTCCGCCCCTTCCCGCTACTCTTTTTTTAAGGGTGGCTACACCTTCGGGTGTCATTATCTTACCTTCTGCCTTTAGAGATTTATAAGTGGGTTGTTTCTTACCTTGGTGTCGTTTTCCCATAGTTACCTCTTCCTAGTTTGTTTTCTTATGACTTTATGTTGATATACTGGGGGATTATTATTTCTGATTGGCTTCTTATAACCATATTTCATAGGATTTTCAGGGGGTGTCATAGTATGCACTATAGTATTTTCATGCAGTACAGAGAGATCTGAGCATCTTTTTTTCTAACATTTAACCATTATCAGATTAAAATGCAGAAAAACGTCCGTCAATATAAATATTTATTAACCTACCTTTATATGCTCCAAGAACTCCTCATAACCTATACTCCCTTTAGCCTGATTACACTGACGGCATGCTACCACTAGATTGGATTCCTCAATCATTTCAGCCTTGGTACTAAGCTTTGCTACCGGAGTCATGTGATCAAGGACAAAATCCTCTGGTGTCACCCTTGCCTTACAGTAATGGCATGGTGCTGTATTGTCTGACAGCCTAGCTTCCATCCACTTCGTAATATAGGTTGACCTATTATAGCCACCCTTCTTATGCCTTATATCTCCTGATATCACCTGCTTCTCCCACCTACGTCTTTCTTTACACCTCTTATTACAGTATCTCTGTTTTGTATATTGAAACTTATCTGCAGTATATTCAGTACCACACTGTTCACATATTTTAATCCTGTCCATTTATGCCCTCACATAATATTCTCTTCTTTGAGATTTAGGTTGAGAGGGCATTGGTGGCCCCGGTAAATGCGGATGCATATAACACATGTATCCAGCAATAGCTAATGACATCACCCTATCATCATGGCATCCGTGTTGGGCTGACTCCTTACCATTGTTATGTATAACGAATGTTTGAAGTTCATCTATTGTAGCCTTGGAAAATATTTCAATCTGTTCTTCACGTATAAGTCTTCGTAACAAATCAAGTATTAACTTCCTTGTTTTTATGTTAGTATTGAACCCCAATCTTTTCTTCTGTCTTTGCCCACGCTCATCCAGAGCCTTCTCTATGTATATATTATCGTAATGATGGATCAATGATAAGAACTTCAATGTTAATAACCCATGATTATTATTCTCTACCGCAACAAGGGCATGATTGTACCATTTACCTATAGTAACTATTATCCATGCAAGTAGGTCTGGATCTATACGTGCACACCATGTGCCACACTCCTCATATGTTTCAGCATCCAGCACTGTGACTACAGAGTAATCCGTGTCTCCTGTCTCAGACATTATACCCTCTGCCACATCAACTCCTATCCTATAGTGCCTACCATCCTGAGGAGGATTGAATACAACAAACTCTCCATCCGGCCTCGTTTCCATAAAATATCTCATCTTTTCTTCCCCACCTACATTCTGGAATCCATTAACAGGGATCACAAAACGCTTAGGTGGAAAGTCTCGTTCTCTTTCTTCTGCTTCAAACCACATCTTCGTTAAGGTTACTGAATCAAATGCACTCCTTCCTGATGCGACAAAAGCTTCTCTCGCAGTAGTAGGATACTCCTGATGAAATATATTTAGATCACCCTGACATTCCGGTGAGATAATTTTATTCCTACGCCACTTCAGGTGTTCAAGTGTAACCTCAAACTCAAACAACCCGTCATCTGTTTCATAGGATGTTTCTACTCCAAAAAGATTTCCTTCCTCATCTCCACCATATACAGGATTTGTACCCAATGATTTCTTAAATGAATCATCCTTTAACTCCTCCTCACTCAGTTCTGTTTGATATTCATCAAATACAAACCAAGGAAAAAATACAGTCTTAAGTCCACTTGTATCCTTATCTGCCCTCCACCATTCTTTTTCAAAATAGTTACCAACTCCCTTTGCAGTACTCTCCATCCAGATTTCCGTACCATACCCCTGTACAACACAGTTCATCATGCCAGTTGCATACTCACGGGCACGACTACCCCAACGGGCAACCTCGGAACAATGGAGCATGTCGATCCCCGCACCGACTACCTCAGAGCCTTCTACAGTAGACATACCATACCTAGAGTTAAGACCCTTTCCGTCACTGGAACCCCATGTAAGTTCCTGCTTGCCTGAGTAATGTGACAGTGGTTTAATAAAATCGGGGTAGTTCTGCTCCATAACTTTCGTCATGGCAAACATTTCTGAAGTTGTATTCTTGGAATGTGTGCAGATGTGCACTAATTGATTAAACTGGGTGGCAGCACGTTTGAACATCCGTGCCTGAACATAAGTGGATATACCGAATCGCCTTGCTTTCAAGACAATTATCCTTACATGTCCCTGTTCTTCTAACTGTTTCTGTGCTATCCCATGCAAGATCTTCTGCACAGGATTCATCACAAAAGAAATCAGCTTCTTTGTGCCTAATTCCTGAATCTTTAAACAATATTGAAAATAAGTATCGTGATCCTGAAGCCGATCCATCAGCTCCTGCATCGCCTCCTTATCATCCATCCTTGGAGATTGTTGTGCCATTCAATATATTTAATTTTAAATATCTTGCAATGAGTACAGCATCAGCAATCCCATGATCTTTAACTCTTGTAAGTGATAACTCAGGATAGAGCTGTGTCACCTTCTGTATAGACGCACCCTTCTCCCTGCCCATATCAGGCATCATAGCCTTCTTCCATGACTGAGGCTGAATCAAATGATAGGGTATTCCATTACCCACACATAATCCACGAAGGAAACCATATGAAGCCATGTATCTACCAGTAGAAACTATACCCTGCTTTGGCATTGTCTGGCTCTTCTCAAGTCCGATACTCATGGGCCGGAGTCTCCACCTACCAAATATAGTTGCTAGCTTTGCTTCATCGAGTTCTCTCTTCTTGCCTACCATAATAATAGGCATATCCATTACAAATTCTATTGCTAAGTTTTCATCTAAAACTGCTAGTGCCCCTGAGAAACCGGGGTCAATTCCCATTATATGCATTTAATACTCTATACTTTTCTGTTGCTATATCTTGTTCTTCACTGGATATCTCCCATTTAGTAATACTATCACTTATTGTGATAGCAGGCTGATCTCCATACTTCATTATCTTTCCACCATTGGCAAGGTATTCTTCTACTTTAGACTGTAACTCCACTCTTTCCCTTGTATCTGCCCTAGTAAAAACAGCAGTACCTACAAGTCTTTTAGCTATATTGATGGCTGTAGGTTTACCATACTGCCCAATTTTCCTAGACCTGTTACCTGCACCCCTTACAACCTCTCCACCATTTTGTTCCCGCCTTTCTGCCCTCCTCTTCTTTTGAAGCTCTGCTGCCAAAAAATCTGAGCATGCTCTACCACAACATTTTTGGCGACTGGTCTTAGGGGTGTACATACCTTTACAGTTAATACACTCCCTAGGTACAAGTAATGTACTCAGCCTTAAAGTGTTAGCCTTCCTTTTTAAAACATCATTATACTCTGAACATGCTATTGAACAGAACCTCGTCCTCCTTTGTGGAAGATCCTTCTTACATATAAAACAAGTTTTAGCCTTCACTCTCCACCATATATATCATAGTTCCAACTGTATCTGCTATCTCCATCCAGAATGTTTCCGGGGAGGTATCAGCTTTATGGGCCTCCATCATTAACTCCTGAAACGATATACCAGACTTCCACGAAGCAGCAGCACATCCCAACATCAATGCCAACTGCCTGCGTGAATCCATAATGGAATCATTTTCCAGCTTCTGTTCCTTTACTGTTTTCTGCCTTTTCCCTTTTCCCATCGTTGATTATCTCTAGTGAGAGTGTGTTGTTATCTGGCTCGGCAATAATTTCCCCCTCAATCACCTCCCCATGCATCTGCACATTTAGTTCCTTAAGGGCATCCTCCACCCTATATACAGTTTCATTCTTCTGTTCTATATACTTGTACTCATTCGGCATTGCCAGTGCTATCCTTTCACTGCGGATGATCTTCATCACTGTATCTGCCTTTGCAGACCAGATATTTAATTCACTGGTATCCTTTGAACTGAGTACCTTCTCCTTTAAGTTGTTTAATTCATCTAGGTGTTGGTGGGAAATATTTGCCCTATCGTCTGCATACTTCTGGATCATCCTTGTATGCATCGTTGTAAGGGCTTCTTCCCTCCTTGATGCATACTTCCAGTCTCCTGCATTGATATACTTGGTAAGTGTACTCTGCCAGAATCCATACTTATCACATATTTGGGATCTTGTGAGTATTCCGGCTTCATAATCAACTCTTACTGCAGCCTTCATTACTTCCCTGTGATGCTTGGCTTCGTGCTTAGATCCTGTTGTTACCTTGGTGGCGTTACTGTTCCCTCTTTTCTTTACTGGTTTCCGCATCTTTTAATACTACTCTGATAAATTCGCATTGAGGATGAAGATACTTGTCCACAAATATCTCGCCATCCTCATTAACTTGCTCTACTAATTTCTCCTTATCCAGCTTCGTATTCACATAGGATCTCCATTGATCCTTCCGCTTCTGGCTTTTGTTTGGATCTACCATATGCCACCACTCTTCTTCACAATTGTATTTTCTACCAATAGGTATTGATCTCATATGCTCCTTCACAACATGGTTCTACATTTGTACCACAGTTGATACATTGCTCATGACCATGCACCCTGACTGCTTCAGTAACCATTCCACAGTAGTTGCATCTATTCTGTGTCTCCGAGCTTATATGTATCGTCTGTTGGATACTCCTTGAATAACTCCTTCCATAAGCTCTCCCCTCCTTCTCCATAAAGCATTAAATCCACACGGACTTCCTTATCCTTCTTATGGGGTACTTGTTCCCATTCATATGTACCACCTTTCATTATGTTAAATAAATCCGCCTCACTTAGGGGGACGTTGATCTTAATATTCATTCTTCTCCGTTCAATCTAAAATCCATGTGGCTGCCCCCAATGGACTGTAATTGTCCATATAATGACAATGTATATACTGTATCTCCAAATAAAGAGTCCTATCACTCGTCATCATAGTGAACAGTACAACCATCTGTTGTACAAGACCAATGCTTGTTTGTTACAGTACCTGCCTTTTTCCTCTCCAATTGTCCCTTTTTCCTTATTGCCTTACACTCATCCCTCCATACACCCAGCCTTTTACTGTACTCATTATCAAGTGACCAGATCCAATCCTTTAATACATCTATCTGCCACAGTGCACTCATGCCCTCAAAGTGTGGCATGATCTTAATATCACCTTCTCCAGCTCCTACATTGGCTGTTAACTTTATCTCCGTTTTCATATTACTACCTCTATTAGTTGACATAGTGAAATGGGAATGTTGTAAAAATCCTCCCCATCAGGATACCTACTATTAGGTATGTTACTCACATACTCCTCCTTCATGTACTTGCCATCTATGTGCCAAGCCTTAGTGCAATCCTTGTTTAATACCCAAAA